CGGTACTAATGTTCCACAAGATACTTATGTAGAAAGCGTAGCAGGGTCTACCGTAACTGTTAGCCAGCTTGCATCGGCTACCAGCGTAGGTGGAACTGTTACCTTCTCACAGACCAAATACGATTTACCCCCTGACTTTGAAACCATTACGGACAATACTCACTGGGATAAAACGAAGCACTGGCAGATGCTTGGGCCTGAAGATGCTCAACAATGGCAATGGCTTAAGTCGGGATATATATCAACAGGCCCACGGATTCGTTGGCGTATTTTGGGTAGTCAGTTCCAAATTTGGCCGCCTTACAACACACAAGAGTATTTAGGTTTTGAGTACCGCTCGAAAGGTTGGGTAAGAAGTGTTGCTGGAGCAGTCAAAAACAGCTTTACCGTTGATACCGATACGACTGTATTGGATGACACCGTATTAGTCTTGGCTACAAAACTCAAATATTTTCAGATTAAGTCGTTCGATACTACTGCACTGCAACAAGATTATATGCGCTACCTTAGTGTTGCCAAGGCTAACGACAAAGGCTCTGCTACCCTATCCTTTGCGCCATACCCAAGCAAGGTGCTTATTGGTTACGCCAATATCCCCGACACAGGCTACGGTAGCTAACTATGGCGGTCGCTAAAAGGTTTACCGCTACTACTACCTCGTTACCTGCTCCAATAGGGGGCTGGAATGCTAGGGATTCTTTGGCTGAAATGAACCCATTAGATGCGGTTCAGATGGTCAACTTTTTTCCTACGCCTACCGATGTCACGATGCGTAAAGGGTATTCAAAGTCCTCAACAGGAATTACGGGCGCAGTTTTATCCCTGATGAATTACTCTAGCCCAACAACGACCAAGCTGTTTGCGTCTACTGCGACCATTATTTACGATGCAAGCACATCTACGGCTACAACAAGCTTGACTGGTAATACCGATGGTAAGTGGATTCATGCCATGATTACGACTGCTGGTGGATCGTTTATGCCAGCCGTTAACGGTGTTGACCCAATGATTGTTTATGACGGTACAAGATGGTCAAGAAGTGCGACTACATCAACGGCACAGACTATTTCAAGCATTACTAGGGGTGGCACAGGTAACCTTACCGCTACCTTAGTAACTGCCAGCGCACACGGTTTAGTGACAGGCAATACCATCACCGTTGCAGGAGCAACACCCGCAGAATTTAACGGTACTTACCGCATCACGGTCACGAATGCGACAACCTTTACCTACACAATGACCACCGCCCCTAGCGGTAATGCGACTGTTGTAGGCACTTATACGATTGATTACTACATTACAGGGCTAAATTCTACTGAATTTGCTTATGTGAACCTTTTTAAAGAGCGTCTTTATTTTGTAGAAAAGAACAGCTTATCGTTTTGGTATTTGCCTGTTGACAGTATCAACGGAGCAGTTACCGAATTTCCCCTTGGCGGCATCTTTAGAAAAGGTGGCTACTTACAAGCAATGGGAACTTGGACAATTGATGCTGGCTACGGGGTAGATGACCTAGCCGTGTTCGTTACCAGTAACGGTGAAGTCGCTGTTTACAAGGGTTCTGACCCATCCGACCCTACAGATTGGGCTTTAGTAGGTATTTGGAACATCGGACAGACTTTTGCCCGTAAATGCGTGTTTAAATTTGGTGGTGACATCCTACTTTTGACCGAAGATGGTCTAGTACCGTTATCCGCAGGTTTGCAATCTACCCGTTTAGACCCCCGTGTCAACATTACCGACAAGATTTTCTACGCCATTAGTCAAGCGGCTGACTTATACGCCAATAATTACGGCTGGCAAATAAATTACTTTGCTAAATTCAATATGTTGATTGTCAATATCCCCGTAACAGGGAATTCTGAGCAATATGTAATGCACAATATTACAAAATCATGGGGTCGCTTTGTTAACATTAAGGCAAACTGCTGGGAGTCTAGCGGTGACGATATGTACTTTGGTGGCACAGGCTTTGTAGGTAAGTTTTACGATACTTACGCAGACGCAGGTACAAACATTAACGCTTTTGTACAGCAAGCGTACTCGTATTTTGATTCTAGAGGGCAACAAAAACGCTTCACAATGGTACGCCCTATCCTACAGACAACTAACGGCTTACCTACGGTTTTGTGCGGTTTAAGCACCGATTTTGAAACCGTTGACCTATCTAACCAAATATCCTTTAACCCAGCCATCTTACAAACTGGCGAGTGGGATGTAGATAAATGGGATGAATGCAATTGGGGCGGTGGTGGTTTGACCACGACAAAGATATGGCAGGGCGTGACAGGACTAGGTTATGCGGGATCAGTTAGCCTTAATGTTGCATCGCAAAATATTGAATTTCATTGGGCTAGTACGGACTATGTAATGGAAAAAGGTGGTGTTTTGTAAATGCTTTGGTCAGCCAATACATCGGAATTAAAGAATCTTTCTGCCCAAATATTACAAAACGAAATAGGAGTACAGCCCTGCGGTGACTTACAAGCAATCTTGTGGGCTGATGAAAGTGGAAAAATTGAATGGGTAGTAGGGTATACAGCGTTTATTGGTAAGACTTGCCAAATGCACATGGTTAATTTAAAAGGTGGTTATACACCAAAACAATTGTTAAAATCGGCATTTGAATACCCTTTTAACCATTGCAATTTGGAAAAAGTATTTGGAATAGTCAATAGCAAGAACACAAAAGCTATCGAATATGACCAAAAACTAGGTTTTAAGGAAGCACATCGGTTTGCTGGAGTGCATGACGATGGTGGTGATATTGTAGTTTTTGAAATGGACAAGGCTGATTGTCGCTGGATTAAGGAACGCAAACATGAGCATATTGAAAAGCAAGCATAGTGGCTGGACTTGGGAAGGCAGACGCACCCCATTTGGCGGTGGCAAAGGCGGTGGCGCACCACCCCCACCCGACTATCGTGGTGCGGCAATCGAAACAGCTAAAGGTGATTTAGAAGCGGCAAGAATAGCGACAGGTGCTAACCGTGTAAATCAAATTACCCCTTATGGTTCGTTGGTTTATAGCCAACAAGGTAGATTTGACCCTAAAGCTTACGAACAAGCGTATCAATCCTACCAAAAAGCCCTATCTCAACAAAGTGCGGGATTACCACAAGGATATAGTTTAACTGACACTAATCCCATGCAACCTAGATTGGCAGTTCAACCTAGAGAAGGTTTTCAATTTGCTTATGGCCCATCAGGTGACCGCATTGAAGTACCCTTGAGTGGTGATCAATTAAAAGCACCAAGAGTAGAAGATTTTTTAACAGCACCAGCTACTCAAGATGAAGGCTGGACAGTTCGACAGTTTTTATCTCCTGAACAACAACAGCTTCTTGATTACCAAAATAAAACCAGTATTGGTCTTGGTGAATTAACAGGTAAGGGTCTTAATTATGTACAGGGTATGTTGCAAGACCCGTTTACTACTACCAATTTGCCATCTTTAGGTTTTAATGCTGGCGAAACCTACCAAGACGCTTATATGCGTAGGCTTCAACCTCAAATTCAACAAAGCCGTGACAAATTACAGCAAGATTTAGCCAACAGAGGTATTGATATTGGTTCAGAGGCGTATCAACGGGCAATGTTCCAACAAGCCCAGCGTGAGAATGACCTACTCTTAGGCGCAACCACCCAAGGTTTTGGAACTGGTTTATCTGCCCGTCAACAAGGCTTTACAGAGGCGGCATACCAGCGTAATGAACCCTTGAATACCCTCAATGCGGTTCGTACTGGCGCACAAGTTACCAACCCATCTTTTGTTAGCGTACCCCAACAGGCTACAACCAAAGGTGCTGACTTATTGGGTGCGGCAACTGCTGAAGGTAACTACAACACAGCTTCCGCTAATGCTCAAGCCGCCCAAAACGCAGGTATGACCAGCGGATTGTTTAGTTTAGCTAGCACAGGCGTTATGGCATTCTGATGCAAGACTTCTTTGACCGCCACGAAAAGGTCGCTTTGATGTTTTCAGGCGGTAAGGATTCTATTGCTTGCTTACACCTAATTAAGAACTACCTCGATAAGACAACGGTAGTATGGGTGAACACAGGTGCTAGTTTTCCTGAGATTGAAGCATTGATGGAAGAAACACGCCAGCAAGTACCGCACTTTTTAGAGATCAAGACAAACCAACCTGAATCTATTAAATCTAAGGGTTATCCCGTAGATGTAGTACCAATGAACTACACCGTCTTAGGTCAATCGGTTACCAGCATCAAGGACTTTAAGGTGCGTAGCTACTTTGAATGTTGCGCTGAGAACTTTTGGCTACCGTGCGATGCAGAGGTGCGTAAACTAGGCATTACGGGAGTTATCCGTGGTCAACGCCAGTCTGAGAGTCATCGTGCGCCAGTTAAGTCAGGTTATGTTGAAAACGGAATCGAGTACAACTTTCCCATAGAGTCATGGTCTGATGCCAAAGTTATTGATTACCTAAAGAGCAAGGATGTTGTAATAGACGAAAGACTATCAATGGCGCACTCTAGCCTAGATTGCTGGAACTGCACCGCTTACATGGCTGATAGCACAGACCGTTTTAGTTACATTAAAAAGCACCACCCCGTTAAGTATCAATCTATTGTCGAAATCGTAAAAAAAATCGATAATGTATTAACCACAGAATCATCTATTTATAAAGGTTTTCTATGAACCCCTACCTATCTCAGTTTGCCCCACAAGTAATGCAACAAGACATTTATGGGCCATCACAGATGATGGATACAACTGCCAGACAGTTAGCCCAAGATGCCGCCAATAAACAAGGCGCACAGCTAGGGCAACAAGCGTTGGGGATTAATAAGAACCCTATGGCTGGCGTAGACCCAATTAAGCTAGGTATGGCACTGCGTCAAATGAACCAGCCCTACGGTGGCACACCTCAAGGCGCATACGGTCAGCAAAACGCTTATATGAGAGCGTCTACCATGATGCCATATACCCAACAGCAACAAGCGTTGATGGATCAAGGCGGTGCTGAATTTATGTCATTTAACAATCCAATGTCAGGATCGTAATATGGCTAGTTACACTACAGGACAAGCTGGCGGTCAAGTACAACCGTTAAGCAATATACCTGCTGAATACACGGCAGATGCCCTTGAATTAGCACGGGCGCAACGCATGGCTCAGATGTTGAGTTCTGCGCCTACGCCTGAAGGTCAAATGATTAGTGGTCGCTATGTAGCACCATCAATTACTCAAAACCTAGCGCAATTAGCGAATGCGGCCGCTGGTGCTTATTTTGGTAACCAAGCAGAACAAAAACAGCTTAAATTAGCCGAAAAACTGCGTCAAGATAAGCTAATGACGCAAGAAGGCATTATGGAAGCTATTAACAAGGGTGACACTAAGAAAGCCCTTGCTATTGCATCGTCACGCCCTGAGTACAGCAGAGAGTTTATTGCTCCATTAATGGCTAATGTCATACCTAAAGCACCTACGCCACCTGCGCCTACTACTGAGATGCAGAACTTCCAGTTTGCCAAAGAAAGAGGTGAGATACCTAAGGGAATGACATTCCTAGGTTACCAAGCGTACATGAAGCAGGTAGGAAAAGAAGATAAAGAAAAAGCCCCGATGGGCTATCGCTTCTTGCCTGATGGTTCGCTAGAACCAATCAAGGGTGGCCCTGCCGATATGAAAACACAAGCTAAAGTAGCTGGTGCTGGTGATGTATCCACCGAGATTATGAAGATTAAGACCAGCTACGATAAGCTGTTTCAAGGCGGTGGTATTACTGACCCATCTCTTTCTAAACCTCAAAACCTTGCCGCAAAAGCTAGTTCTTCTCCTATTGGTCAGGCCGTTGGTTCTGCGTTTGGTACACAAAATGCTACCGAGCGTGACAAGATTTCTCAGTCTAGACCATTGTTGATGGGTGCGATTATGAGAGCGACTGGTATGTCAGCTAAAGCAATTGATTCCAATGCTGAATTGAAGCTTTGGTTAGCTACTGCTACTGATCCCAATAAGAGTTACGAAGCCAACATGGAAGCGTTGCAGAACATTGAAAACCTGTACGGCTTAACTGCGCTTGAAAGACAAGCTGTAGCACCTACTTTTGATAATAAAAAACCGAATGCTCCTGCTACGCCAACAACACCAAAAACTGTTGTAAAGACAGGTACGGTACAGGATGGCCCTAACAAAGGCAAAAGAGTAACTCAGTATTCTGATGGATCAATTGAGTATAAATAATGGCACAAGAAAACATCGCTTGGGATACCCCAAAACCTCAAGAAAACATTGTTTGGGATCAGCCAAAAACTGAAACCGCATATGATCGTTTCTTAACTAGCTTAAAAAACCCACAGACAGGTGGTAAATCAGGCGTTGTTGGGCCTATGCTTGTTGGTGGTACTGGTGAACTTATCAAAGGTGCTGGTGCTTTAAGCCAATTAGCTGGTTTTCCTAATGTTGGTAACCGTCTTGTTGAGGTAGGTGGAGCAATGACCGAGGGTGCTAAAAGTGTTGCACCCGTATCGGGAACTGTAGGACAGATTGGTTCGTATGTGTTGCCATTTGGTGCGGCACAAAAGACATTAAATACCGTTGCACAAGTTCCACAAGTCGCTAAGACGCTTAACATGATTCCTAGCTTTGCTAGGGCTACAGGTCAACAGGCGGCTATTGGTGGTGCTACTGGGTACGCCTTAACTCCTGACCAAGAAGATCGTCAACAAGGCGCAACCTTTGGAGCAGTAGGCGGTGCGGCTGGTGAACTAATTAGACCTATAGCCAAAATGGGTGGCAATCTTGCATCCGAAGTTATTGGCAATCTAAGCGGTGTAGGCTCACAAGCGTATAAGACCGCATACAATGCCGCTGTACAAGGCGGTGACAAGCTTAGAGCATTAGCTTCAAACCTGCGTAAGCAAGCACCTATGGAAACTGTTGTAGATGATGCCTTACAAGGCTTAAACAACATGGGTAAAAACTTACAAAACCAATACCGTAGCGGTATGGTTAATGTAAAGAACGATAAAACCGTACTAGATTTTACGGGCATTGATAAATCATTGAATGATGCTCAAAACCTTGGCATATTTAAAGGCAAAGTCACCAATCAAGAACTTATTGACGAAGTAGGCAAAATTAAAAAGATTGTTGACAACTGGAAAAAAGAAAATCCTGCTGAATTTCATACACCTGAGGGCATGGATGAACTTAAAAAAGTCATTGGTATTGAGTTAGAAAAGATACCTTTTGAGCAAAACACTTTACGCAAAGCAGTAGGTGGTATTTATTCATCGGTACGGGATGAAATTAAGAAACAAGCACCCGTATATGAAAGCGTAATGAAAAAGTATTCTGAAGGCTTAGATAAAGCTTCTGAACTTAAAAAAGCACTTAATCTTGGTGATAAAGCATCAATAGATTCATCGTTACGCAGATTACAGTCGGTCATGCGTGACAATGTAAACACCAATTACGGTAATCGAGTTAACTACGCTGAAATCTTAGAACAAGCCAGCGGTAAGCCAATTATGGCGCAGTTAGCTGGACAAGCATTAAGTTCACCTATGCCAAGGGGTTTACAAAGAATGTTGCCATCGGCTACTGGTGCTGGCGCACTTGCGTTAGACCCAACGCTATTAGCTTTATTACCAGCACAGTCACCAAGACTTATGGGCGAAGCAACAATATTAGCTGGAAAAGCATCACGACCTGTTATTAATCTTGCCAATTCAGGAACACCTGAACAGCGCAGAATAGCAAAATTATTAATGATGAAAGCCGCTGAAGAGGAATCAAAATGAGTAGAAATGGATCGGGAGTCTATTCACTCCCAGCAGGTAACCCAGTAGTTACTAATACAACAATTAGTTCTACTTGGGCTAATAGCACAATGAATGATTTGGCTTCTGCGCTTACTGATTCGGTAGCGGCAGATGGTCAAACTCCTATGACGGGGGATTTAGACTTAAATACTAACAAAATTGTTAATTTGGCAGACCCAACATTAGCCCAAGACGCTGTTACGCTAAACTTTTTAGAAACTGGCACTTATACCCTCAATGGCGGGTCTTTCTAAGGTGGAATATATGGCGTTTGAGATTGATCCCGTAAAGTACGGTGTCCTTTGGCAGAAGGTAGAGAACTATGAAGCCAAGTTTGATGAAATGTCCAAAAAGATCGACAAGATGGAAGCTTCTGTTGAAGAACTGGTTGCAATGGCTAATCGTTCTAGGGGCGGTTTTTGGGTCGGTATGGGGTTTGTATCAGCTTTTAGTTCACTCGTGGGTTTTATCGCACATTGGCTTGGTAACAGGTAGGTTATCAATGTGTCGGAT